TCACGAACACGCTCTGTAATATCGGCTACGGTAAGTGCTGGGCTAACCTGTGCGCTAGATTGTGCAACGCGGATCGCGCCACCTGTAACCGTAAGCGATGGAGTGACTACCGCCGCACCCGCCGCATTGATAGCACCAATTGGCACCATCTCTGCCAGTACGTTAATAGGTACGCTTCGCTCTGCTACACGCTCAAACGCTACTGTGGTTGTGCTTGCGACTGTAGTAGAAGCATCACCTACAAGGGTAACATTAGCTGCTACATCAGGAATATTACTTGACGCAGAAATAGAGGCAGATGCATCAATGTAGTTGCCATCTACTCCGTAAAACCATGTACTGTATAAACCCTGACCGTAGGCCATGCGTTAGCCCCTAGTTGAGCGTGATGTCTAAGTCACCGCTTGGTATGCGGAATACGTCACCTGTTTCAATGTTTTTTGCAGATGTCAGTGCCGCGTGGGCCATCAAGTTGCCAGCAGATGATGCATCAAAGATACCCACATGCGTGACGCTTCCGTAGTTCGCCGTAGCTGTTGGGAACTCAATCGCAGCATTGTTAGACGTTGTATCGCCTGACGTTGTGAACGCGATTGTCTGACGCGCGTATGCACCGCCTGATACTTCTGTGCCGCCGCCGCTGTCTGATGGTGCAGCCGTAAACAGCGCAACATACAGCGTTGATGGTGCTGTGTATGCAGTGCCAGCAAAAACGTGGTCTAGCACCTTTGTTTCCAAGTAGTCTGAGAAACTCATGTTGATCTCCTAGATATATCTGATCTCGTTATACACTATTTTACAGCGTTTAGTAAGTGTTGACCTGTATTCTCATGCCGCTACTTGATTGGCTTGTTTTCAGGCTTACACGATTGATGTCTGCAACTGCTTTTGCATAGAGGCTTGACCATATGGCAACGCGCTCATCCTCACCCAGATATGGTGCAGCTTGCATCAATGATCCGTACAAGTATGCGTCTGGCGCATCCCCCAATAACCAGTTGGTTGTTTGACTTGCTGATAGCTTGGGAATGTCTTGGTAGTAGATCAGTTCCATTGTGTATGTCTGATCTGGCGTTGGGAATAGCTCAAATGTCTCGCCAATGTGTGCATAGAACTGTGGGCGACCTTGCGTGTTTTGGTTGCTTTCGCGCCGCGTCATCATGTCGTTGAGCGTTGTCATCTCCAGCTTAAACGTGTCACCCGTTGTGATGCTGAAACGTACTGTCTCCAACCAATCAGCAGGGACTGCGCTGTACTGGCTATCCAATGCGCCTGATGACCGTTCAATCATCTTATAGTGGCGTATCTCACGTTCCATTTGCTTTTCTGCAATGGTGATGAAATCAGGTATGACTGACGTTAGATCATCCCGATCTAGCCAATTTGCTATTGCTGTTTTTAGCTCTGAGTATGTTGTTATAGCCATTTAAAACCCCATCGTAAGTAATCCCAGATTTTTACGTTGCTCTGGGGTTAGTTGCCTTAATTCTGCCGCCGCACCTCGTACGCCGCTGGGCTGAGATGATCCACCACCAGATCGTACTGACCCTGTATTTCCGCTTCCGATATTTGATCCACTGACTTGCGCTCCAGCAACCGCGCCAGAGCTTGGTTGAGATGTGCCGCCTGCCGCTGCGACAAAGTCTGTAGTTTCTGTTGTCCTAAAGCCTGTGAAATCTTCGTTGAAAACTTTCTGGCTTGCGTTTGCTCTATCTGCATCTGTTCCACTCCACTTCATTAAAACGACATCAGGGAAACCTTCACTTTCATCCCAACCTTCTGAGCGCCATTGACGCAGAAGATCGTTGTATGCAGCTTCCCCGCGTTCCTCTATATAAAACTCTTTGCTAAACGGTATACGTTTTACTTCTTTAAATCCATAGCCACCATAAACATTCGGCAAGAAACCATCTGGGAACCTCTTACTTGGAACTGCAAATGCGTTTAAAACAGTAGCCCCCTGCTCAATAGCCTTGCCCATAATTGCTGGTGAAGCCACACCTTTTGCACCCATTTCGTTGCTGATAACCCCTACCAAATCTACCTCATTTTCACCCAACTCTGGAATTGGCTTTCCATCATTCATCCAAGTGTAGTCTGGGTTTTTGTTCAATCCAAAGTAAACATCTGCGTCACCTAATTGATAAACCTCAAAGTTGCCTTGTTTTGCGCCTTGAGTAACATCTTTTGCTGTGTATGGCTCTAATGAGGGCAGAGATGGGTTTCTTTGCAATGCTCTTTCATAATCTACTGGTGCAATACCGCCTTTTACCTTTGGCGTTGACGATGTTCGCCATCCCCCTACTAGGGCTTGCTCTATCAATTGAGCCTGTTTTGGCTGCTCAATGTTATAGTATTGTAAGGCTTCAAAAATGTTCCGCGCACCTTCTGGCGTTATTTCCTCTGTCGGCAGCGCACGACCAAATGAATAAGCCATCCTTGCTTCATCAACATTACCTGACTTATTAATCATTGTTGGACGCGCAGAATATTCTGCCTCAAAACTTGGGAAAAGCAATCCACGCGAAACAGGGTTTTCAAAACGACCTACTACACGACCACCTAATCCTGTATCGTAAGACAAATGCTCTGGCAAACCTTCATCTGCTAAATTTAACAGTCCACGTTTCTTGTCTAATTCTAAAAGCAGAAGGGTATCGCCTAAATTACTACCTGCAAACTCTGGCTGTATTGTTGCATCTAAAACCCTTTGAAAATTAGGAACGCCATAGTTATGCATTCTAGGTGCTTGCATTTGCTTTGCAATTGCCGCCCTTTGATCAAAGGTTAAACCTCTCATGTATTCATCAAAATTCGGATGCCCAAATCCAATAAAATTTTGTAAAGGCTTTAGGTCTGGGTCTTTTGTTGAAGCTCCAAACTCTCTTATTGTTTGATTGATTGCGCCTAGTGTATCTGGGTCAATTCTGCCATTTTCTATGTATGCCTCTAAAGTTCCTAAATAAGCATCGTTTACAGATGCGTTAGATTGATGAGCTTTTGGAGCCATCGCAGTGACCGCGACAAAGTCACTATCTTTTCCTAATTTAGTAGCACCTTTAGATTGGCTATCTACAAGCCAAGCAATTTCTGCGTCCGAATATTGTTGCTGCAACGGAAACAAAGGCCCACCCTGTAATGGCGTTCTACGCGTTGTACCTGCCGCATCAATACCTTCATAAAATTCACCCGCCCTAGTCAAATCTGCTGGTGTTGGGCTAATCTTTGCGCCGACTAAATCTCTAGGATCAATAACTTCTACATCTGCATAGGAAGTAACTTCACCTGCAGGCGTATCCTTTACTGACTTGGCACCAACAGACTGCGGCGTACCGCCTCTCTGAAGCGCCTCTAGCACCCCACGCGGATCACCCTCTGCTACAGAACGTGCAGCATAAGTAGCATCTGAAATCAAGCCACGCGCGTTCTCTGCTGCGTTATCAATAGACATACCAAAGGTTTCTGCTAGGCCAGCAGGCGCTGCCAAGTAGCCCATGCGTACCAGTGCAGCAGGCGCAAGTGTCATCGCCATCTCAAAGCCCATGTCACGCGCTGCCGCTAGTCTAGCTGCGTTGGTTTGTTCTGGATCAAAGGCAACTGAGGCATCTTGCATCGCTCCACCAATCGCAGCAACTGGATTTGCTTCTGCTATGAACTCTGTAGCTGGGCGTAAGTTAGGCGGCACAAACCGTTCAAGGTTTAGCTCATCTACAAATTCATCAAGCATTCGTCTGCGTTCTTGACCCGCTTCACGCGAAAAGAAATCCAGAATACCCATTACCACTTAACCTTATTTGCCCAGTATGCCGCGCTCATCTTGCCCTTGGCGATGTTCTTAGCATGTCTTGCTTTGAATGATTTGGCGCGTTTTGTCATTGTCTTGTCGCCTGTCTTACCCTGCTGACCAAAGCGGATCGTCTTTACCTTGTCACCTTCCTTTGCCACAACAACGTGTGACTTGGTTTTGTGATTAGGTGTACGTTTGGGCTTGTTGTAGCCGCTAACGCCTGCTCTGGCTAATCTAGGGTCTTTGGGCATCAGTAGCTAATCCCATATCCTTGCAAATAAGATGGCAGATATTGCTCTTTCGTCATCTCGTTTACTGGAACACCTTGTGACATAATGTATTCATCCAACGTCATTCCCATAGATGGCTCACCCGCAGTAGTCTGTATACTTTGCGTTGTAGGCGCTGAAATCGCAGGCGGTGTTGACGATGGTGTTGTGTAGCCTTGAATTGCTGGCATGGACATGTCTGGGTATCCGTTGCCTACTGGCTGGTTCATCACAACCTGTTCTTTTTGCGCTTCTGTCATGAAGTTATTAGGACGCAGTTGTGGACGTGGACGTGATTGCGTTCCTGTAGGATTTTTGATGTCAACCTCATAAGGCTTACGATCACCAAACTCTTGACCGCTTAAAGCATGCGCCAAGTTAGCCAGCATGCTGTAACCGCCAGCACCTTGATACATCCCCCCAGATGCATAACGTCCACCACGGTCAAACATGTCTTCCATATCGCGATAGCCTAGAAGCGTTGGAAGCAAACCGCGTGATTGCTCACGGTCTAATGTGCTACCGTCTGAGCTACCACCAAAGCCAGATAAAAGACCAGCGCGTTTTGGCTTGCCTTTAAATGCTCTTGATTGACGGTAAGTTGCTTCCCGCCCCGCGCCTTGCGTGCGACCTAGCGTTTTTGCTGTGCGCTCGTAATAATCTTCATCACGGTCTTTTACCCCCAGACCCATTGATATATCGTCAAGAATGCCCATAACTTATCCTTTCGCTAAACACTTGCCAGCCATTGCGCACTTGCTTGGCGTTGGGCAATTTGCACAAGTTTTAAACTTTGCGGATGATCCGTATTTTCCTGTTCTCATTTCTTTTTCTTCTTTGCTGTTTTGGCTGCTGCTTTGAATGCCGCTGCTGTTGGCGCACCTTTAGAGCCAGCCTTGCGCATCTTCTCGCCTGAACCAGCCTTGATCCGCTTGCGTTTAGCGTGAATGTTGGAATACAAACCTTTTTTGGGCATGGGCAACTCCTACGTTAGCTGCACCTTACCACACTAGGCTATGCCGCGCAAATTCCTTCTGATTGGCTCACCCCAATCGCTTTCCCTGCGATAACCTACCGCAAGATATCTAAACGCATCTGCGCCGTGTGATGTCCAATCGTGTAGCGGTCTGCCCCGCCAAGTCTTCAGCTTTTCATCAAAGTCTCTGCGATACTGCCGTAGAGCTTCTATGCCTCTGGTGCAGTTATCAGCATCAAACCAGCATTTGGGGATCATGGTACGCGCAGCCTGTATGCCATCCTCTACCGCTAGTTTCGGCGCAATCTCAATGTTCCGTATGCCCAGCGCG